GCGCCGTGAGTTTGTCCTCACCCCCCTCTGCCAGCCAGTTTACGAGGCATGGCTTGAGGAGGAAATCGAGGCAGGGCGCATCCTGTTCCCGGGAGGCATCGAAGGCTTCCTCCAAAACCGCGCGGCGGCATGCCGCGCGATCTGGTCTGGCAGCCCGAAGCCTGAGGCTGACCTACTGAAACTCGCCAAGGCGCTTGAGGTCTTCGACCGCATGGGCGCTGTCACCGATCAGATGATTGCCGAAGCCCTCGGCGTCGTCGACATCGAGGACGTCTACGAGCAACGGGCGCGGGAGGCCAAGCTTCGCAAGAAGTACGGCCTGCCTGAGAAGGCGCTGATGTCTGCAACCGGTGGCGCACCAAAGCCCTCAGGTGAGGACCAGACAGACACCGAGGACGACGACAAGGAGGAAGACGATGGCGCTTGAGCTTGACGAAGCCAACCCTTGCACCACGCTGGCCTCCCTCCGCACGGTTTACGCGAACATCATCGCCGGTATGAACCGGCAAGAGGTGATGTTTCGCGCTGGGCCAAACGGGGTGGAGCGGCGCGTCGTCTATGGCAAGGCCGATGCCGGCGCTCTCCTGCGCCTGATCGGTGAATACGAGGCCAAGTGCAATCTGGCCCAAGGCAAGCGCTCCCGGCGCTTTGGCCTTCGGGCCGGTGGAAGGATCTGAACCCATGGCAGACGAAACTGAAAGCCCCCCGCAGGTTATGCCTGCGGGGGCCGGGCCGTCATTGGTCCACATTGCCTCGCGCGTGATTGGCCGACCGCTGCTTCTGCACCCGCAGAAGGCCGAGGTCATCATGCACGTCCTCGAAGGCCGCCTGCCGATCAGCGGCGGCCTTGCGCCGCTGTCTCCAGATGCGAACCGGTTCATCGGCTCGTGGAAGCGCCCCAGCGGCAAGTATGGGATGGCGCCTGCGCAGAACGGCGTGGCTATCATCACCATTGAGGGCTCGCTGGTGAACCGCGGTGCATGGATCGGCACGGATTCCGGGCTGGTCAGTTACGAGGGGATCAGCGCGCAGCTGCGAGACGTGCGGGATGATCCAGAGGTCAAGGCGGTTGTTCTCGACCTCGACAGCCCGGGTGGCGAGGCGACCGGCATGTATGCTGTCGCGGCCCTTGTGCGCGAGGTCGCGGCCAAGAAGCCTGTGGTTGCTGTCGTCAACGACATGGCCGCCAGCGCGGCCTATGGCATCGCGTCAGCGGCAACCGAGATCGTGGTTTCACCCACGTCCATGGTCGGAAGCATCGGCGTCGTGCTGACACACATCGACCGTTCCGGCGAAATGGCAAACAAGGGCCTCAAGGCCACGTTCATTTATGCCGGTACGCACAAGGTGGACGGCCACCCCTTTGGACCGCTGTCAGAGGCGGTCCGGGCTGACCTTCAGACCGAAGTTGCCAAGTTCTACGACACGTTCGTCGGCCTCGTGGCTGTCGGCCGTGGCGAAAAGCTGACCGAAAACATGGCCCGCGCGACGGAGGCGCGGGTTTTCCTTGGTCAGGAGGCCGTTGATCGCGGCCTTGCCGACCGGGTCGCATCGCTTGACGCGGTGCTGGCCGAATATTCCTCCGCCCCCTCGGCCACAGCGGCCAAAACATCCAAAGGAGCAACCAGCATGTCTGGCAACACCGGGGCCACGCCGCAGGCCGAAAATGCAGGCATTTCGCAAGCCACTCATGACGCAGCGGTCAATGCCGCCCGCGTCGATGGTGCAGCCACTGAGCGGGCGCGCATCAAGGGCATCCTGACCCACGCGGAGGCCGATGGCCGCACTGCGCAGGCAGCCGCTATCGCGCTGGAAACCGATATGTCGGCCGATGCGGCGGGCAAGGTTCTGGCCGCTGCGCCGAAGGCCGAAGGCGGCAACAAGCCGAAGTCGATCGAAGATCGCGCCAAGGAGCAGGGCTCCGCTGGCTTGGGCGGCGGCGACCTGCCGACGGCCGGGGCCAATGCTGACAAGGCTTGGGGCGCAGCTGTCGCAGGCATCAACAAAACCAAGGGCCTCTAAGGCCGGGAAAGGAGCACTGACATGCCGGTTCTTACCGAAGGCAAACACGCCTGCGAAGGCGTTCTGAGCGAGGCCAGCGGCAATCGCTCGCGCGACGAAATCACCGTCGCATCCGGCTCGGGCGTTATCGCCGCGATGACGGTTCTGGGGCTTTACACCTCCGGCGCCAATGCCGGGAAATATGGCCCGTCGCCCGCCGCCGCCGCCGACCCGGACGTTGGCAATCAGGCTGCGAAAGCGGTCTGCCTGTATGGTGTCGACGCTACCGCGGCCGACGTGAAGGTTGCCGCCCTGACCCGCGATTGCGAGGTGATCGGGGGCTTCCTGACCTATGAGGCGACGGTCGACACCGCGCCTGAAATCACCGCCAAGGCCGCACAGCTTGCGGCTGTCGGCATCATCGTGCGCTAAGAGGAGCCACCATGCTGAACCTTTTTGAAAGCGACGGCTTCTCCGTCGTCCGCCTTACCCAGGCTCTGAACGAAATCAAGTATGCCCCCTCGCGTTTGCAGGAACTGGGCATCTTTGAGGTCGACAATGTCGACGTGACCACGATTGTTGTCGAAAAGCAGGGCGACCTGCTGGTTATTGTGCCGCCTACCGAGCGCGGCGCTCCGGGCAACACGATTGGGCCCAGCCCCAAGCGTGACATGCGTCCGCTGATTGTGCCTCACTTTGAGGTCAATGACAGCGTGATGGCAGAAGCGGTGCAGGGCGTCCGCGCTTTTGGGACCGAGGGCCAGTTGGAAACCCTGATCTCGAAAATTGCGAGCCGCCTGTCGATCCATGTCAACAGCTTTGCTGCGACGGAAGAACACGCACGCATGGGCGCAGTGAAGGGCGTGGTCACCTATGCCGACGGGTCGTCGTTGGACCTGTTCTCTGAATTTGGCGTGGCGCAAGAAGCCGAGATCGACTTCGACCTCGACAATGCCAACCCGACTGAAGGTGTGCTGCGCAAGAAGTGCGCGGGCATCATCCGTCAGGTTTCGACCATCTTGGGCGGCATCCCGTTCACCGGTCTGCACGCACTTTGCGGCGACGATTTCTTTGACTTCCTGCTGGCACACAAGGAGGTCCGTGAGACCTACAAGGGCTGGTCTGAAGCACAGATCCTGCGCGAAAGCTACATCGGCCCGAACCGCTCATCCTACGGCATCTTCGAGTTCGGCGGAATCGTGTTCGAGAACTATCGCGGCGCGAATATTCCGTCGGCGAAGGGTGGCGGGATGCAGACGTTCATCCACACGGACAAGTGCCATATCTTCCCGATTGGCGTCCCCGGCCTGTTCAAGACCGTCTATGCCCCGGCTGACTATGAGGAGACGGTCAACACCATCGGTCGCCGCCTCTATGCGCGCCAGTATCCGATGCAGAACGGCAAAGGCCGCCACTTGGACAGCCAGATGAACGCGCTGCAGTATTGCTCGCGTCCCAAGCTGCTGATCCAAGCCAAGCGCACCTAAGAAACGGACGGGCCATAGCGGCCCGCCCGCTCAAGCATTGGAGAACCGCCATGTCAGCTTTCGACGACCTCGACACCGAGCTTTCCTCGGCTATGGAGGCCGAGTTTGGCGACACGGCGGTTCTTTCCCCTCGCATGACTTCCGAATATGGCGAGCCGCCAGTAGACCAGGCGCGGCCTGAGCGGGACATTGTCGGCATATTTTCGTCCGGCCCAGTTGTCGCCAAGCAAGATGGCGATGCGCGCGGCTCGGCTTTCAACTCCAAGCGCGTGAGCGAGGTTCCAACCTTTTGGATTTCCGCCGCCGCCTATGCCGACCTTGGCTACGAGGCCAAGCCCGGTGACCGCCTGTCTATCACGGGGCGGACAAAGACATTCCGCATCGTCGCTGCTCTCCCCACGAACCACGGCGATGTAGAGCTCCACCTGACCTATTGAGGATCACCCGATGAGCCTTTCGCGCGCCATCCTGCGACTGACGGCGGTGCGGGCCATTTACGGCCGAACGCTTGCCGAGGACAGGGTTTTCAACAGCGACCTGAACCCGCTTGATCAGCGGATATCAAAAGAGGCAAAGCCGCTCGTTGTCGTCTATACCGACGATGATCAAAACGAGCCGAGCGGGCGCGGCGACGTCGGAGCCGGCAGCGTTGACCTCGTGATTGAGATTGCGATTGCAGGATCCGTCAACGTCGACGGTGCCGATGAAAACGACCAAACAGTCGTCGTGCCGATTGGCGAAACTGACGCAGGCATGGAGTTCACTCTCGACCTGCTTG